CCACGTTGGGGGCCCTGGGCGCTTGGATTGCCACCTCGTACCAGTCATCCGGTGCATTCTGGAGCGTCGGATCCACCCGGATGGCGTATTCCATGACGTATTCCCAGATGCGACGTGCGGCAGACGCCATGACCTGGTGTCGACTTCGGAACCAGACCGACGACATATCAAGCGCCCCACGGTAGACCGTGCCCTGCATCGACTCGGGGAATACCAAGACGTAGGGGATGCCGATGCCGGCGCAGACTTTCTCGGTCAGTTGCCGCCAGTACTCGCGCATATTGACCGACGGCCGGTCGGACATGAACTGCTGGAAATCGTCGCCGTGCTTCATCACCTTCACGGCCGACCCGAAAATGTTCTCGTAGTAGGACTGTGCGCTGCCTTGGGGGCCGGTGCCGCCAGAACGCAGGCTCGTTGCCTGGACTTCGCCGGTGCTGGTCTTGACGACCTGCGCCACGCTCGAGGCCAGCTTGCAGGAGTCCATTTCCAGACGCTGCAGGTCGTCTAGGTCGTGGAGATCGTTGATGACGCAGGCGACGAACGGCAAACCGCGGAGCTGGCCGGCACGCTGCGGCTCGAAGATGTGGACGATGGAATCGGACGGCAGCGACCGGACGTCGGAAAGCTCGCCCTGCTTTTGCTCTTGGCCAACGAAGTAAGCAACGGCACGTCCGGTGCGAGTGTCGAACCGCACACCGTCGAAGATGTCCGCTTTCGACTCTTGGCCGTTGGGTGTGGCGATCTGCTGCGGCTCAATCAGTTGCAGCCTCGGCCGCCCGGTCTCGCCCTTGGTCAGCAGGATGAACGACTCACCGTCGAAGAACCACCCGCGGGCGGCCAGCGACATGAGAGTCCCAAACGACTGCCGGGATCCGATATCCGGGTATCGGCTCCAGATGTCCCACCACTTTTTGGCCCGCAGGTTCCACTCGGGATCTGAGGATGCGGGCTGCACCGAAAAGTTGCTGCCGACCGTGTAGGACTCGAACAGGTCACCAAGGCGGTTCATCACCGCGTTGTTTTGCTCGAAGAACCGGCTTTTTCGGACGATCTGTTGCCGGGTCGATGCGGTGACGTCGAAGCGGGCCGACGTGTAGGACGTGTCGAGGTACGAGCGGCGGATGGAGTTGTTCGCCCCCTCGTAACGGTTCTCCGGTGCCGCCCGGAAACGGTTGATGATGTTCTGGATGAATCCCATCAGGTCATTCCGGTACGGATGAGCGGCTCGCGGCGCATCCAAGTGAAATCGCCACCGTACCGGGTCGTAGAGACCAAGACGTTGGACAGCATCTTGTTGAAGATCTGGGTGTCGGTCGGTGACGCGATGCCGTCGTCACTCAGGAGCTGGACTGCAAGCTCGTAGTCGGCGATCAGGCTTTCCCACATCTCCACCATGTCCGCGGGCGCCGGGGCACCTTTGCCGGGCTCAGCAAACTCGACGGAGACATCCGAGGATGACGTGGAGCGGACGATCTGCCCGGATTCGATGCCGTTTGCCGCGGCGATGACCTTGGCGGTCAGTGCGACCAACAGCGACGACTCGCCCAGCGTCGAAAAGACGGAACGAAGATGCGCCCGCTTGATGGCTACGTTGAACGAGAACACGTCCGCGCCAAAATACGGCGGGACGCCTTCGGTTCAATGGTTAGCATCTTCCGCTGTCTTCAAGTCGTTCCAGAGCATCACCATGGCAAGCTGCATGATTTCGCAGTCGTGGAGATGGTCTGGCCACTTCTGATTGCGCTTCGTCCAGACGTGTTTGATGCGCCCGGCACGGTTGGCCACCGGTCGGAGTTGGTGGCTGTCCAGATGCCGCCAGTAAAGATCCTGGTCGGCCAGATAGGCACCCTGGACCTCGAGCACCGGCGGAATGCCAACGCCCCACTCGCGGTCGATGTCGCCCTTCCGAAGCCGGGAGAGCATATCGCGCAGGTGCTCGGTGTCGAAAACGAGGAGAGGCTGCACCACGTCAGTCCGCATCGAGGATGACGTGGAGAGTCCAAACGGATGAACCGCGCCAGTCTTTGCGGTGAACCTGGCCCCTGTCTCGCGCCCCTTGAGCGGCAGCCACCCAACCAGCGCAGGCTTCCGCAGTCCACCCTCGGGCGGATACCGTAGGCCGCATGGGTAGGTGATTGAGTTCGGTGTCACCGTCGAGTATGCGCCGCAGGCATCGTAGACGGCCTGAGTATTGAACCCGGAGTCGATGCCCACGTCCATGTCGTGGACCTCCAGCGCTATTTGCACCCGTCGGAGCGCGGCGAAGTCGTCGGCGTACCCGGCAGCGACCAGCACGCTGTTGCCGTCCTTCCATTCACGGCACACCCACCACAGGAACGGCGCCACGGCCTGGACGTCGGCGGTCAGATACCGGCGGCCACCCTCGAGGTTGACCTCGGCCGATGTCTCCGGGCGCTCCTGGCGAACGTCTTGTTGCTCCCACGGCTCGGCCAAGTTGCCGTTGATGAAGCCTTGCAGCCCAGCCATGGACGCCTTGGCCTCGAGGAAAGCGACAGCCAGATGCCCCCAAGTGCATTTCCGGTCGGGCGAGTACAGGCTCGACAGGTGGTAGGATCGGACACCCGGGAGCGCGGCGGTGTTCTCGGGCATCCAGCGCCCGTGACGCAGCGCGGCGACCTTCTGGGCGTCGGTGATCTTCCCTTGGCAAAGCTGGCAGACGTAATGGGCCGATGCGCGGACCTTGGCTAGGTCGTGCTTTCCGTCCTCGGTCTTGTGATCCTCCCAGGTGACCTGTCGCCACTCCAGCTTGATGGGCTCCCGGCAGTGCGGGCATGGGATGTAAAACCGCCGTTGGTCGCCACGGAGGAACCGCTGCCAGATGCGCCCTTCGACCACGGTGGGCGTCGAGGTCATAAACGCTTTCGACGATGAGAACGATTTGAGACGCTGCTCGGCCAGGTCGAGCGCATCGGCTTCCTTGGCTGTGGCCTCGGCGAACTTGTCCACCTCGTCGGCGATCAGCACCCGCACCGGGCGGCTCGCCAGATTGGCCGGCGAGTTGGATCCGACGAAGGTGAGCGTTGAACGGGTGAAGTTCTGCTCGAGGTTGGTGATCTTGTCCGCTTCGGCCGGGAAGCACTCCAGCATGGCCGGGCTGTCCTCGAGCATTGGTAGCCATCGGCTCTTGGAGAAGGAGCGGGCAAGGTTTTCTGTCGGCATCAGCCACAGGGCCGGGCTCGGCTCGTTGGCGATCAGCCATGATAGACCAGCCATCAGCGTGGTGGTCTTGGACGTCTGGGATCCCCAGCACAGCGTCACCTCGGAGACCGATGGATCTTTCCATGCTTCCATCGGCTCCCGGGTGTATGGGCGGACCGACGTGCTGAACGGGCCCGGGTGCTCGGTCTGCCGGGCGGTAAGGCGGAGGTTGGCCTCAGACCACTCGACGACGGTCTGCCGCGGCGTCGGGCGGTAGAGCCCGCGGCGGAACTCCAGGAGACTGCGTTGGAGGTCCGTCAAGCTCACAGGAGGCGTCCTTCGTGTTGGTTCGATATTCTGGCGTGTGCGATCTTGTGGTATTCCGGGTCTCGCTCAATTCCAATAAACCCAAATCCTTCAATACCCGCAGCCTTACCAGTGCTGCCGCTGCCCATAAACGGGTCAAGCACCGTGCCGCCCGGTGGGGTAACAAGTCTGCAGAGGTAGCGCATCAGGTCGGTGGGCTTGACGGTGGGGTGAGTGTTTTTCCTCGGGCGCGATTGCCTACCGTTATCGCGCAACGCGCCCACGCCTGCCACGCCTGCCACGCCTTCATCGCGGTCTTTCGCGCTCGCCTTCGCGCAGTAGAAGAAGCGGGCGGCGTCGTTTAGCAGCCCCACCACCTCCTCGCTGCCATCGTGGATCAGGTTGGCGGGCCAGCGGCCTAACATTTCTCCCGGTCTCTGTTCTTCATAGCGCGATAAATCATGTTTGTGCGCTTCTGACCGGTACATGCTTGCGCTCATATTGGGTGCCCCGCCATCTCTTCTCCTAACGCTCGGTGATGGCTCGCCGCCGATTCTGCACCCATCCACATTCAGCGCCCCCGTGCCATGCTCCAACACGTTCCCGGCCACGGTGCCGGTCAGCGGCTTGCGGGCCATGGTGATCGGCTCTAGGGCGGGCTTCAGGGCGGTGCCCCAGCCTTTGTTGTCGCCTTCAAGATTGTGCGACTTTGGAAAGCCCGACCCATACACCCAAGCGATCATGTCTCGAATCTCGAAGCCGGCATCCTCGATCCTGCACGCCATTCGGTGTTGCGTCCTGGTACCGGCGAACGCCAGAAGGTGCCCCCCGGGCTTCAGCACCCGGAGACATTGCTCCCATACGGCCACGCTCGGGACATCGTAGTCCCATTTTTTGCCCATGAATGACAGGCCATACGGCGGGTCGGTGACGATGCTGTCGACCGAGTTATCAGGCAACATGTCCAGAACCTCTAGGCAGTCGCCCAGGTGGAGCTTGTATCTCATTTCCATGGGTCAGTCTGGTAAAGGGTGGCAAGCGCTACCTCCTGCACCCACCGTTCGAGTTCCCGCTCGGCGTGTTCCGGGTCATGTGGGGCGATCCGCCCTGCGAGTTGTTTCGGCATGGCCTTCAAGAGCGTCGAGACCGCGCCGTCATGGTCAGTCATCACCTTCCGCACCCAGTCGCCAGAGACCAAGGTCCGTTCTCGCTCGGAGAGGGTCAACACCTCGTCCCGGGCCTGGGTCAGGTTGCGGGCAGCTTGGGCGTGGATCGAAACAAGGCGGCCGGCATCGGGCTGGGAGGCTTTCAGCGCCCGGACGGCAAGAGCGTAGGCTGCCCGCTCAATCTGCCGCTGGCGCTCGTAGGCCCCCGAAGGCGTGTCCGCGGTGACCGCTGCCGGGTCTGTGGGTGCCTCGGCTTCCGGTGGACGGTAGGGCCCGGGCTGCGGTGCTGGTGTGGGTGTCGATGCCACCCTGCCTTTCGACGACATCCCACGCCACCGGTCGGCCTCCTCGGGCGAGGTCAGCGGCATTCCGGCCTTCACGAGCTGGGAAACTCGCGCGGGGCTTAGGCCGGCGTGCCGGCAATAGTCGCGTTGTGTCATGGGTGGTGGGCCGTGTTCAGTTCCTCCAGAAAGATTCAGTCGCGCGCGGTGATAGGGGTTTCGCGTTCACC